GCATGGTTTCCTACTCGTTCCCGCGCTCGATGCCGGCGTTGTGGCTTGCGAACCGTATCTACGGTGACGGCGGCGAGGCCGCGCAGTTGGTCGCCGAGAACCGGCCGGTGCATCCGGCGTTCATGTCGCCCACCGGGCGCGCGCTTTCGACGCACACGGATCACTGATGCCGAAACTCTCCGAATACGCGGAAATCCTCGTCGAGGGGATGCGCTTCCGTGATTGGACCTCGGTCAAGGTCTATCTGCCGAGGGCGGACACGCGCCGGTTTTGGTTCACGTTGAGCGAGGCAGCGCCGCCGCAAAAGACGTTCTCGCTTCTGCGCCTACGTCCCGGGATGCGGGTACAAATCTATCTCGCCGGGCAACTCGCGATCAGCGGGTTCATCACGATCCGGCAGGCGGCGTATGACGCGAACAGTCACGCCGTCCGTATCGAGGGCGAGAATTGGCCTGTCGATCTGCAACAGTCGTCGGTCCTCAAGCCCGAGCAGTTCAAGGGCTACACCTGGGAAGCTATCGCCAAGAAGGTGCTGCAACCCTACGGGATCGGGCTAGTTCTCAAGGGCTCCTCGCCCGATATAAGCAAGCCGTTCGAGAACGAGACGGTGCAGCCGGGTGAAAGCCCGTGGAACTTCCTCGACCGACTTGGTCGCTCGCGCGGTCTCACTCTCACGGATGATGCGCAGGGCAACCTTGTTGCCATCGCGACGGGAACCGGCGAGGGCGGACAGGACGCGCTCGTCGAGGGCAAGAACATCCTGCGCGCCGTCGCGGTGATCTCGGACTTCGCTCACAGCGAAATCCAGGGCGCCGGGCAGATGAACGGCACCGACAAGCGATGGGGAAAGGATGCGGCGCAGCCCGCCGCTCGCGTCACGAACCCGAACGTGATGCGGTATCGCCCGCTCTATCTTCTCTCCGAAAAAGTGTCGACCCCCGAGGAACTCAAGGCGCGTCTTAATCAGGAAGTCGCATGGGAGACGAGCGCCGAGATACAAGCGAACATCGTCGTGCAGGGGTGGCTCCAATCAAGCGGCAAGCTGTGGGAGCCTGACAAGATGGTGAAGGTCACGTCGCCCATGCTCATGCTCGACATGGAGCTACAGACCGAGAGCGTCACGTTCACGCAGGACAATACGTCGGGCACGCTCACCACGCTCGCGCTGATGAAGCCGGGCAAGCGAGAGATCGAAGCCGGCGGGATGAACCCGGGCTCGAAGCCGGTCCCCGAACCGCAGGTACAGCAACCGCAATGAGAGCGACAGCAAGAGACGCAGCCCGGCGCACGTTCGTCGGGGCCTCGCGTGCGACCGTGCGCAAGGCGAACGACAAGCCGCTCATGCAAGAGACCGACCTCGACGTGCTCTACAGCGAGGGGCGCGTCGACACGGAGCGGTTTCAGCAATACGGGCTCACGACGGTTCCGCTGCCCGAGGACAAAAAGACGGGCAAGGCCGCCGAGGCGCTCATGGTGCACCTGGGCGGCAACCGTTCCCACTCCGTAATCGTCGCGGTCGACGACCGTCGCTATCGCCTCAAGGTGCTCAAGGAGGGCGAGGTCGCGCTCTACGACGACCAAGGCCAGCAAGTCCACCTGACACGCGACGGGATCGTGATGTCGACGGTGAAGGGCAAGAAGATCGTCTCGCAGGTCGTCGATCCCGACAAGAAAAAGCAGGGCGAGTACGGCACGAAGCCGGCGGCGGAAAAGACGCCGCTCGCTAAATTCACGATGACGCACGACAGCTTCACCATCGACGCCAAGACCGTGACCGTCAACTCGACGAACACGGTCATCAACGCGACGCAGGTCGCTCGCATCAACGCGAACGAACATCAGGTCAACGCAATCGAGCGCGTCCGCGATGGCGACGTGTGGAGCGGGTGATTTATGGCAGACCTTCGGATCGTCCAAACGTCGAGCCTCGCCGGCATCACGATGGACATGCTGTTGCAATCGGTCGGTGGTGTCGACGAGACGAACGACCTCGCGACTGCGGTGACCGTGGCGCTGTGCACCGACGCGCTCGCGAACGCCGACGACGTGCTGCCCGATCTCGACAGTGATGATCGGCGCGGATGGTGGGGAGACTTTGAAGCCGCAGACGTGTGGGGCGGCTGGCCCATCGGATCGCGGCTGTGGCTGCTCTCGCGCGCGAAGATCACCGATCAGAGTGCGCAGGAAGGCGCGACCGTGGCGCGGGCCGAGCAGTATGCGCGCGATGCGTTGCAGCCGTTCATCACCAAAGGGATCGCGTCGCGGGTCGATGTCCACGCCGAGCGTGTGGACCGTCAGCGCATCGACGTGAATGTGACCATGTATCGCGGGCCGCTCCCGGCCATCGCGCTGCAATACCAATTCGTGTGGGACGGGATCAGGGGCTAACGCTATGCCGTGGACGACACCAACGCTCCGCAAAGTCCGCGAACTCAATCGCGACTACGTGACGGCGAACCTGCGCACGGGCGCGATCCTGCCGAACAGCGCGCTCCGCGTCGTAGCGGACGCAGTTGCCGGGCTCGCGCATCTCGTGCTGCTCTATATCGATTGGCTGGCGCGCCAGTTCCTTCCCGACACGTCCGAGACCGAGTGGCTCGACCGGCATGGCCGGCTGTGGCTCGGCGGGCGCAAGTCGGCGACCTTCTCTGCGGGCGTCGTCAAGCTGACCGGAACGAACGGGGTCGTGGCGCCGGCCGGAACACGCATGGGCGGGCTTGCGCTCGGTAATCCCATCGAGTTCGAGACGACCGAGGAGATCACCATCGGCGATGAGCCGACGCCGGTCGCGATCATTGCGCTTGATCCCGGTTCTGCCGGAAACTGCGAAGCCGGGACCACGCTCAACATCTCCGTGGCGATCTCCGGTGTCGATGCGACCGCGACCGTGGTCTCGCTCGATGGAGGCACCGATGTCGAGAGCGACGACGATCTGCGCTCGCGCGTCCTCCTGCGTATCCAAGAGCCGCCGATGGGTGGCGATAAGACCGACTACAAGCAATGGACGCTCGCCGTCCCAGGCGTCACCCGCGCGTGGCCGTTCCCGAACGAGATGGGCATCGGCACCGTGACCGTCCGCTTCATGATGGACAATCTGCGCGCCTCCTCGAACGCCATCCCTGAGCCCGAGGACATCGGTCGCGTCCGCAATTATCTCGACACGGTGCGGCCGGTGACGGTGAAGGACTTCTTCGTCGAGGCGCCGATCCCGCAGCCCATCGACATCGCGATCAGTGGGCTCGTCAGCGATGACGCCGACACGCGCGCCGCCATTGAGGCGTCGCTGCGCAAGATGCTCCTGCTCCGCGCGATGCCCGGGCAGACGATCTATCGCTCGTGGGTCGATGAGGCCATCAGCCAAGCGGTCGGCGAGGATCATCACGAGAACACGTTCGAGACGGTCGAGATGGCCTCGCCCGGTCACATCGCTGTGCTCGGCACCATCGAGTACAGCGCATGACCAGCGACCGGCACGTTCGCAGAAGCGGCTCCGACTACGCCGAGGCGCTCGGCGCACTGTTGCCGCAGGGCGCCGCGTGGCCGCGTGACAAGGAGACCGTGCTGCAACGGCTCGTCTCCGGTCTCGCGCAGGTGTGGGGCGATTGGGTTGACCGTCGCGCGGCCGACCTCCTCGAAAACGAGACGGACCCGACGCGCACGTTCGAGATGCTCCCGGATTGGGAGCGGAATTGGGGCCTCCCTGATCCGTGCATCGGCACCGCTCTGACGATTGACGAACGCCGCCGTCTCCTCCTCCTCAAGATGACGCTGCTCGGCGGGCAGTCGCGCGCGTTCTTCTACGAGATGTGCGCGCGGCTCAACAAGTCGATCCACATCAAAGAACACTCGCCGTTCATGTGCGGCATCTCTCGCTGCGGTGACACGACGGCGGAGGACGACACGGGCGACATGCGGTGGGAAATCGGACCGCCGGAAATTCGCTACTTCTGGTCAGCACATCCCGGCCAGCCCGACTTGATCTGGTTTCGCGCCGGCTCCGGTGAGGCCGGCGTCGACCACCATCTCGAATTTGGTCTCGCGACCGATCTCGACTGCCTGCTCCAACGATGGAAGCCGGCGCACACCGAACTCGTCCTCGATTGGTCGAGCCTGGAAACAGGCGGGCCGATGCAGGGCACACCATAAGGAGACTGAGCGATGAAATATGTGCAGCCGTATGGCGTCTCGGACCCGCAGGCTCCGTATGTGAACGGCGACCCGTCCATCGGTCGCAAGGGCTCGATCCCGCCGGCCGCCGCGTTCGAGAATACGCAGCGCGAGATTGTCAACGCGATCACGAAGGCCGGCTTGACGCCGACCGACACCGATCTCGGTCAATTGTGGAAGGCGATGCAGGTCGCGCCGTGGATCACGGACTATGCGCAGGACACGGGCGAGGCAGACGCGCTCGTCGCCGCGCTCGATCCGATCCCGGATCAGCTTTACGTGGGCATGACCGCCCGCATCAAGGTCGCGCACAACAACACCGGGGCGACTACGCTCGATCTCAACGGCCTCGGAACGCACGCGGTCAAGCGCGGCGACGGCGCCGATCTCTCGGCGGACGATCTCAAAGCCGGCTACATCATCGAACTGGTTTTCGATGGCACGCAATGGGAGACCGTCAACTTCTTCGGTACGGGCACCGGCGGCGGTGGCACTACCAACAACTACACTACGCGCATCCCGTCTGTGGTCGACACGAGCACAACGGCGAACTCGATCATCGCGCCGTTCGCGCCTGCGATCACCTCCGATCTGTTGACGTTCGGCCTCGCGGTCCTCGTCAAGATCGCGAACAACGTGACGGGCGCGACGACGATCACCGTCAACGCGAACTCTGCGAAGGCGGTCGTGTGGCCGGATGGCAGCGCGTTGCAGGAGGATGATCTGATTGCCGGCGAGATCGCGTTTCTCGCCTATGACGGCACGCGGTTCCAGTGCATCGGCGTCTATCCCGGTTCGGCGCGGCGCGGCGAAGTCACCTACTACGGTTCGTCGGCACACGCCTACTTCAAGGTCGCCGGCACCTATCACTTCATCGTTCCGCCCGGCGTGCATCGCATGTGGGGCCGGGTGACGGGCGGCGGCCAGGGCGGCGGCACCATCGGTGACGGCGGATATTGGGGCACAGTCGGCGGGCAAGCCGAGGGCATGATCCCTGTGTCGCCCGGCGACGATCTTACGTTGGTTGTTGGCGCTGGCGGTGCTGCCGCTAGCGGCACTGTCGGTCTGGTCGGCGGCACATCGTCGGTCACGAAGGCATCGACCACGATCTTGTCGGCGACGGGCGGCGGCACGGTTTATCCCGACTTCTGGACTTGGTTCTCGGCGAACGTCCCGGGATATAGTTTTTGGGGCGGTCATGGCACGAGTGTCGGCCCGGGTCGCGGAACTGTCGGCGATGTGTGCAGCATTGGCATCGCATCGGGCATTGGCAATCCTATGTGTGTCCATCGTCCCGATCTCGAAGGACCTCCGGGGTCCGGCGGTTACGCGATGGAAGTCATCTACAATCAGGTCGGATCGCTGCCGGGCGCGATGGCGTGGCCCGGTCACGCCGGCATGGTCGAGCTTGTGTACTGAGGACACGCACATGGGCGCGGTTGTTGATCTGACGACGACGAGCGACGCGGACTTCCGCCGCTCGTTCCAATATGCGGTGGATGGCGGCTCGCCCATCAGCCTGACCGGATCGACGCTGCGCATGATGGTGCGGCGTCGGGCTGATGAGGCGCAGGCGTTCATCGACATCACGAGCCCGGATGGCGGCATCACTATCACCGATGCCGACGCCGGCAAGTTCACAATCTGGCTTCCGTTCGCCATGCTCTCGCGCATGGCGGCCGGGGAATACGTGCACTCGCTGATCCGCACGCAAGGTGGCGTGAAGGATGAGGTGTGGCACGGCACCCTCAAGCACAGCATCGGGCCGACGCGATGAGCGACGAAACCGTTATCACTGCGCAGGATGTTGCGATCATCTCTGTGCCCGATCAGGGTCCGCCCGGTAACAACGCGACCATCGAGATCGGCACGGTCACGACGGGCGTGGCCGGGTCGTCGGCGGCGGTGACAGATAGTGGCACGCCGAGCGCAGCCGTGCTCGACTTCGTCATCCCGCGCGGTGACAAGGGCGATCATGGTGATCCGGCAACGGTCGCTGTCGGCACTGTTTCGACAGGTACGGCAGGCAGCGACGTGTCCGTCGAGAACGATGGAAACGCCGAGCACGCCGTCCTGCACTTCGTCATCCCGCGCGGGGATGATGGATACGGCGGATGGTCGCCGGTTCTCGCGTCCGTGGTCGACGGCGTGCGCTGTGTGCTGCGGGTCGTCGATTGGGTCGGCGGTCAGGGCGACAAGCCGGCGACCGGGCAGTATCTCGGCTCGACCGCGCTGGTGACGGACATCGCGGACGGGACCGACGTGCGTGGCCCTGCCGGCGAGGTGTCGGACGCTCAACTCAATGCCGCCATCTCGGCGGTTGTTGGTGCCGCTCCGACCACGCTCGACACGCTCAAGGAATTGTCGGACGCTCTCGGCGCCGATGCGAACTTCGCATCGACAATGGCGACCGCGCTCGGAAATCGCCTGCGCTTCGATGCGGCGCAGACGCTCACGACCGGGCAGAAGTCGCAGGCGATCTCTAATCTCGGGATCACGCTCGGCTCCGCTGCCGGGCTCGATGTCGGGACGACCGCGCTCAATGTCGTGCAGCTTAACAGTGACGCGAAGCTGCCGGCGGTCGATGGATCGCTTCTCACGGGCATCTCTGCTAACGGCGTGCTGATCTCGCGAGTGTTCTACGGAAGCTCGAACTCTGCGCTGGCAATTCCTGCCGGGGCAAACGCTGCATTGGTCCGCCTGTGGGGCGGCACCGGCGGCGCTGGCGGTAACGCGAACACGACGTACAAAGGTGCCCGCCCCGGCCTAGCCGCTGCTTACGCCGAAAAATGGCTTACGGGTCTGACGGCCGGCAACACCATCAATCTCGCAGTCGGCGCGGCTGGTTCGGGTGGCACGGGTTTTACGCAAGGTGGCACTGGCGGCTACTCTGCGATCTCGTCAGGCTCTCAAACCATTTCGACCGTCATCGCCTACGGTGGCGGTGGAGGAAGCGGATATTCTGGCGACGCCGAGAACGATTACTACACCACGGACGGTGCGCCGGGAACGGCCAGCGGAGGTGATGTGAATGCGTCGGGTGTCCAAACCGGAGCAGCCAACTGGTACACGTATCGTTCCTTTACTCCGTACGCCTTCACTGTCGGCGGCGCATCCTCTCTCACCATGACCGGCAATAACGGCGTGGCCGGCGGTTGCTGGATCGATTGGTACAAGGTCTAAAACCATGCGCACAGCCATTGTTCAAAACAGCGTTGTCGTCAACGTCATCGAGGCTCCTGGGGATTATGCACCGGAAGGTGCGATCTCGGTCGCCAGCGACCAAGCGAACATCGGCGACACATGGAACGGGACGACGTTCACGCCGCCTCCCATCGTGCCGCCGACACCTCCGACCGCCGATGATCTGGTCGCGCTCGCCGCCTCGGCACGCTTCAAGAAGGAAACCGGCGGCATCACCGTGATCGGCATCCCCATCGCGACGGATCGCGAAAGTCAGGCGATGCTTAATGGCGCGTTCAACTTCGTGCAGGTCAACTCGACCGCGACGATCAAATGGAAATCCGACGCCGGGTTCGTCGAGTTGACGGCGGCGCAGATCATGGGCCTTGCGCTCGCGGTCGGAACGCATGTGCAGGCGTGCTTCGCCAAGGAAGCCGATGTAAACGTCGGCATATCCGCGCAACCGCCGACGATCACTACGGCGGCGCAGATCGCGGACGCCTTCGCGGCGGTCTCGACCGCCTACTAATCCAGACACCAGCCGGCGCCGGTATGGCGCGGATGTGTTTCGCTCCGCATCTGGCGCGGTAGTCGCCGTGCGCCGGCTGGTCCCTGTTCGCATGGTTTAACGCCGTGGCGAATTGCCAAGTCACGCTTGGCGTCAGAGCGATTTTTCAAACTGAGGAGCGAACCATGCGACCGATTGATGTCGTTCGCCGGGTGTGCCCGCGCGCGCGCCCGGAATATCTCGCTGCCTTCGAGGCCGGCGATCAGCTTTTCGCGCAGGCTAGGATCAACACGCCGGATCGGCTTGCACAGTTTCTCGCGCAGGTCTGCCATGAGACCGGCGGCCTCACGATCACCTACGAGAGCGGCGACTATTCAGCGCAACGGCTCATGCAAATCTTCGGCGCCGGCCATCACTCGGCCGCGCTCACGTCGGCGGAGTGCAACGCGCTCGCACATAACGGCCCGGCGATATTCGAGAGGGTGTACGGGCTCGGGAACAAGCACAAGCACGACCTGGGCAACACGCAGCCGGGTGACGGGTGGAAGTATCGAGGCGCCGGCCTGATGCAGACGACCGGGCGGGCGAACTATGCCCGCATGGGTCGGAAGTGCGGTGTCGACTTCGAGACGCACCCCGAGTGGGTCTTGTCCGCCGCGCACGCGCTCAAGCCGGCAATTGCCGAGTGGTCCGAAGGCGGCCTCAATGCGTGGGCCGACAAGGGCGACATCGAGCACATCACCCGCAAGATCAACGGTGGTCTCAACGGCTTTGACAGCCGCAAGCAGTGGTTCCGCAAGATTAGGCCACTCATCGACAAGGTTGATCTGCGCGGCTCTCTGACCCCGGTTTCTGCCCCGGCGGACCCGGCTCCCGTTCCGACGCCGGCTCCTACGCCGACGCTGCCGCCGCTTCCTCATGTCGATCCGGCTGATCCGTCGCCTCCCGTAGAGACGAAGTCGCCGATGTCCAATGCGGACAAGGCGCGGCACGCGGGCGCGGCGACCTCGACCATCGGCGGCATTTGGGGCGCCATCAATGCGGAGACCATCGTCGAGGCCGCCGCGATCATCGTCGCCGTGGTCCTCGTCGTGGCCGCGATCTACTTCCTCAAAACCAAACGGAGCGCATGACCATGTTCATTGTCAGGCTTATCGCCTCGCTGTTCCTTCTCGCCGTCGCCGGCTACTTCCTGTGGAACGTGTGGCGCGGCTACGCCAAGGCCGAGGGTTCGGTGTGGCAGCGGCTCCTCGCCGCGAACAAGCAGTCGGCCACGATCCTCGTCTCGGCGTTCGCGTCGATCCTCGCTGGCATCGCCTCCAATCTCGATTGGGTCGGCGATCTCATCGGTCAGCCGCAGGTCGGCGACTACTTGCAGACCCTCGTCGGCAATCCGAAAACTGTGGGCGTCCTGTTGGTCGGGCTCTCGCTCCTGACGGTGTTCGCGCGCAATCGGACGCTGTAGCATGATCGCGCTCATCATTGGCGCCGTCGTGTGCGGCGCGGCCTATCTCGCTGTCGGCTATTGCTGCGCGAAGATGGTCGACAGCGGCGGCGGGTGGAGGTGGTGGCTCACGCTCCTGCTTTGGCCGCTCGCCTTCCTCATCATCATCTACGCCCTCGCGAAGTGGGCTGCATCAGGGGGCCGCTGATGGGTTTCCTGTCTGTCATCCTGAGCAAGGTCGGTCTCGGCTTCGTCGAGAAGCTCATCGACGGAGGTACGCATCTGTTCGAGGCGTACCTCAACAAGCAGATCACGGTCGAGGAGCTTCGTACCAAGCTCCTCGGTGTCGTGATGTCGTCCGCCGTCGACATCGAGAAGTCGCACGCCGAGGCGATCACCGCCGGCTTCCACGACTTCATGGAAGCGGCGCAGAAGTCGAAGCTGATGCAAGCGGTGTGGGCGTCTGTGGCGCTGTCGCAGTTGTTCGTCCTGCTCTGGCATCAGCTTGCGATCCCGTTCATCGCTTTCCATTACGGCGTGCACTATCCGCCGAGTGGCTCGACCGTCGATTGGGCATACGCCCTGGTGATGTTCTGCATGGGTGGCGGTGCCATCGCATTGCGCATGGGGCCGGGCTCGACCTCCGTCATCGATCAACTCAAGAGCCTGATCGCGAGGAAGTAAGATGGGCGAGGACGAAAGTTCGCCACCATCACGTACCCCGTGGCATCTCGACCGCAAGATCACCGTCGCAATGATTTGCGCGGTGATCGGTCTGACGATGTCCACACT